AATAAGATCAGATTGAGTGCCAGAAGGGCAAGTACAATAAAATAATAAAGTAGTGTGACTGTTTTAATTTTCACATACCTCAGTACTCTTTACTCAAAATGTTTTAAGATTTAGGGTGGGGGATGGGGTAGCTGTCTAGGATAACTTCACGTAAGGCACAAGGCTTCATCGTTCCTCTAGTAGGATTGAACTTGCCGTGAATTTCCGGTGCTTGGGTTTTTCTCATTCTTGGTTCGAGAGGATTCACATGGTTGAGATACATGTGGTCCCCGGGTTGGGCGCGTCGGAGTCAAAGTCTTTCGAGTGCGTAGCCTTCATAGGTAGTTTGTCGGGGAACCATAGTTCCAAACATATCCATGCAAGCTCCGTTGATCTTGTCGGTCCAGGTGGTGAATACAGCCTTGTCATGCTGGGCGAGCTCTTGGAAGACGCCGGCACAATTTTCGAGGCATTCGTTTTCGTCATCAGTGGATACTCGAATCCAGTTGGTAGTCTCGAGTACACATTCCAGGTCCATTGGGCATTTCCAAACTCCATGGCGTTGAACAAAGGCTCGCTTAAGATAAGCGACTTCGCTCAAGTTTCTGTAGGGTTCGGGGTTCTGCGACTTGTGCTCATCCGTGTACGTCATACCGATTTGTGCATACGCATCAGTAATAGTATTTTGGTTGAACCAGTCAGTCACAGAGGACGAAATGTTCACAACGTTGTCATCTCCGTATGACACCATTGAGCACACGTCGTCGAAGCGGGTCGATCTGTTCTCTGCGCAAATATAAAAAGCGATGCGCATAGACACTGAGTTGTAGAAGGAGTTGAGTACCGTCGTTGCAGGGTTTCCTGAGGGCTGTGAGTGATCACAAGTGTAAAAGAGACCTTCACACAAGTGAGTTGCATTGATAACCTCAATAAAGAGAGTTTCTCGAATGCGGCGGTTTTCGGGTCCATCGTCATACCAGTCATTTACTACATTGACAAATTCCCACATGATTGAGCTGTTGAGGGTCCCATCGAAAGATGAGAAATCACCAGCGATCACACGGTCACCATGTTTCTGTAGTTTCTTGGCAGTACGACGCCAATCGTCACCAAACGGGTTGGTGCCGATCGACTGTTCATTATCAATTCTGTTCGTCATGAGGTGAGCGTTGAACGACAGAAAGTACATCCGGAAGGCGATGAGAAAGTCGAGTGGACCAGAAGCGAAGGTTCGCGTCTTGTTTGCATCGACTTTGGCGTGAGGTCGACGTTCGTCTTTGAGGGTGTCAGTCCATACGGTCGGAGTTCGGATTCCAGAACGGGCAGCATCTATACGTGATTCCACGGCAATTCGCACGGTTTCATCGTAGAGATACTCTCCATCTCCAAGCCAGCCAGTCTTTCCTTTAGC